TTCCGGTGGATCAAAAGTATCAGGCTTTTCTAAAGCTTTTTCAAGACCTTGATCTGTTTGTTTAATTTTAAATACTTGATTTTGGTATGTCTTGTATTCAAAATAAAGAACTTGAATTAAATTAGAATCATAATCCCAATTATAAAAGTTATTTCTATAGTTAGAATTACCTGGATATTTTTGTATTTCCTCTAATTCTGAATCTGTTAAATTTGGAAATTGTTTTTTAATTTCTTCTAAAGATAAACTTTTAACCTCACCTACATAATAAATGTCTTCAAAATTAGGATCTTCAGTGTAAGAATAAACGATACTAGCTGGATCTACATAATCAACCGTAATACCATTAGCTAAATTAAAGCTTGTTTTTACAGCTGATATACCTAATACAGTTAAATCATAAGCTAAACGCTTTTTTGTCTCTTCATACTTATTATAATCAAAGACATTATTAATAGCTTCTTCTTCTGCTATTTCAATACTTTGTTTATAATTCAACTGAAGATATAGATCTAATTCTTCAACGTTGTCTGGTAATTTAGAAGGATCGTCACTAGCGTAAAGATCTCTTCCTAGTGCTTGACCTAGTTGTTCTATTTTTTCTTTTTGTCTAATATCTCTTAATGCTCTATTAGCAAAATCAGTTCGTTTTTTAATAGCGTAAGGATCTGAAGCAAAAGATTTTATTCTATAACCTTTATCAGTCATACCGTTCACAACAATATCTACGAACTTAGATAAAACAGCCACTGGCTTCCAGTCTAAGTTTAAATAAGACAAATCACCATTTATAGATAATTCATCTTTGTATTTAGCTACAGACTGTTCTCCTCTTGCGTAGAGTTTTAAATCGTTAAAAAGTCTCCAATTGTTTCCAAATCTTCCACCATTTCCTGTTCCTCTGTCACCTCTAAACCATTCGCCTTCTATAGCTCTTGCTACAGATAAACCATATTCATAAGTCTCTTTTTCTGCGTCTGGTACTACCTGACTTGGAAAAGTGCTGCTAGAATTAGTATAAATCATCTATTTTATTATTTTTGAAATACTACCTTTGTTATCAAACTTCTTGAAACCTAAAGGAAAACTATTTTTTTTAACTACGTTTGTAGGTGTATACCTATGTTTGTTGCAAGCCATAAGCGCTAAACCAGAACTTATTGAAGCATCGTGCTTTGTTCTATTATTTATATTAAACTGCGACCAATCTTCTAATGTTTCTTGAAAATACATATCTCCGTATGATGTTTCTTTCAAACCTACATATTCTTCAATATAAGACTCGATAGCAGCAGCGTGTGCTTGCTTAATATCTTCTGATGAGTTAGGTATTCCACCTATCTCTCTTTCTGTTACAGATAATTTTAACTTATCTGGTCTGTTCATAGAAAAAGCTCTATAACCTCTACGTTTTAAATAATACAAAAGCCTTGGCTTGTTATTTTCTGCTAATATTGGCATACCATAAAAATGTAACGCCATTAAAACATCTTCAAAAAATATCTCAGCAGTTTGTGGTCTAGCTATATATTCTAAAAAAAACATATTAGCAGGTACGTTTTCCATGCTAAATTTAGTAAGGCCATGTAAAGATCCATTAGAACCTCTATTGTCTACAGTTCCTGATATATCATAAGAGTCACACCCAAAAGCACCACAATGCTCATTACCCGGGTATTTAACTCCATTCTTTATTATTACACGATTTTGTAATTCCGCAGGTGGAACCCATGATATTAAAAATCTACCATTTTTATTAGGCATAAATTGAACAAGAGTATCTTGATTTCCACCTTGCCATATAAAATTACCTCTAGTAAGTAGTTTTTCATTATCAAGCTCTTCGTTATAATCTATCTGTTCGTATATTTTAGTTAGATTAAATAAAGATTCTTTTGTTTCGTCCCTAAACGCGTGTTGTTCTGTTCTAGGAAATTGACGATAATATTCGTTTAAACTGTCTTGATCGTTTTTTAAACCTTCAACTTCATTTTCCCAATGGTTTATAACACCTACTTCAATTTGTGATCCATCCGCGCCTTTGATTGGTTTTTTTGGCGTGTCGAATACAGGTATTCCATAAGTATCAATGAATCCTTCGTAGTTCCATTCCATAGGTATGAACAAAGAATATAATCCTGAGCTAGTCTGTCCGTTGCGGTTTCTTTTCTTAACATCAGAATTATCGTATAGTTTCTTAAAATTCGCTCCGCCTTTTTCTAAAGCGTTTGATGTTGATCCCATCATACACTTGCCAATGACTTTACTACCTAGTCTTAAACAGGTTTTAGTAACTCGCCAGTTATTTAAAATATTATCTGGCTTCTCCCACTTTCCACTTTCATCGTGTACTAGCAGCTTTAACTTCTCACCATCATAACTGTTGTCTCCTGTGTTCTTCCAGTCAATAGTGGTGTCTAGTCCTACAAGCTCTTCTAATTGTTCATTAGAGTCTAACTTTTTTCTTGTTAATTTACTCGCTGGTATCCTATATGCTAATTCTGTTTTTGGTCTATCCATACCGTCTTGTATGGGCTTAAAGAAAAACGGGTAGTTAATAGATATAGGTACAACTTTGTCTGTAAACATTTTTTTAGCATCCGCTCCTGACTTTGATAGTATACCAAAACGGGCATCGCTAGACATTGTTGCTTGGTGAGTAGTTTCTGCGGACGACATAAATGAAAACCCAGAACGTCTATTCTTTAAGTAACACATTCCGTAGCTTCTTTTGTCGGCCTTGCAAGCTTCCCAAAATATAAAAAACAATCTATTTGACTCTCTAAAGTCTGGATGACCTACATCAATCTTCGTCCATTGTAGGTACATGTAATGTGTACCTGTTATATAAGTAGGTTTACCGTTATTGTAAAACCAAAATCCTTTTTCTCTATAGTTGAACTCCTGGTCAATGTAATCGTACCAATCCTCTTTAAAATCTGACGGGTACGTTTCCCAATCAAATACGCTCTTTATTTTTTTTAGTTCTTTTGGATATTCTGCAGCCTTCCAGAATTGCTCATCTTTTTTATCTGAGCATTTATATATGTTTTTTGCTGCCTTAGGTAAAGCGATCTTAAGATTCTGGATATCATAAATTTCTCCAATCTCTCCAGTCTTACTAATAACCACGATATCATGCTCAGCGTTGTAACCATATTCCCACTTTTTGTAACGATTCATTCTTTTCAGCACTTTAGGCTTAATGTAATCGTTCTCTATTTTATATAATGTTTGCTTGTACATGATTACTTAGACCTCCCTTCTGCAAAACCCTTAAACGTTTTTTCTTCCTTCTTTGCGTCTTTAGGTTTTTCGTTAAGTCTCTCTTCTTCTTCCTCTATCCTAGATAGTATTTCAAAAGCATCGAATATAGCCAGCTTCTTTGTTGCAGCAGCGTTTTTTAATTTGTCCGCAGACAGATCATCCTCAGAATCAACAATAGCTTCTTTTGCTACTTTTATTAACTCCTCAACTGCTCTCTGCCCAGCTTGGATTATATTCCTCTTCGTTTCCTTTGTATTCATATTTAATTGTAATTGAATTGGTGGGTACTCTGTATAAACGTTCGCCCTCTATAATAAATTCGTATTCGCTTGAAGGTCTGAAACCGACTAAGTCATTTATTTTTAAAGAAACTAGCTTAGGGTCTTTATGCTTCATTACCCCTACCAAAGGTTTTTCTTTGGCGTTAGATAAAAATGAATCGTCTTTTATCGGCTTTACAAAATTAAACCCAGATAAAGGCGTCCACTCTTTTTCTCTTTTATAAGCAAAAATTTGGTCCGGCTGTACAAAGTATAAATCTTCTTCGTAGTAGCTAGAACTATTCTTTTCCTTCCCTCGTATATCTCTAAATCTTCTGAAGACATTGTGGTGGACTACTATCTCGTCTCCAACTTTTAATCCCATTGTATTATAAGCCGGTAATCCTTCTATGACACCAACTCTGCTGACAAAGTTGTGGTTTTGCATCTCTGTATTAAGTATAAGTGTTTTATCACCTATATCTTTAGAGCTATTGTATCTACCTTCTTTAGGCGATACAATAAAATTAAACATGCCTTTCATTAGTACTCTATATTATACTCAATAGCAATACCCATGTTTTTGTTAAAATCTTTCCATGGTATTAGATCGCCTCTTTTTTCTATAAATATAGAATACTTATCTTCCT